GAGCTGGCGCAGGTTCTCCTCCGCATCGGCGGACCGCAACCCCAGGGCACCCTGGGCGTCCGCCGCGAGGGAGGTCGCCGTTGCCAAGTCAAATGCGCCAGCCTTGGCAAATGCCGTGACGGCGGGGAGCGCCTTCATCGCCTGTTGCGCCGTCATGCCCGCCGAGGCAAGATAGTAGAACCCCTCGGCGGCCTTCTCTGCCGCGACGTTCCACTGCACAGAGAGGTTCTCTGCCACCTCGGACATCTCCTTGCGGATGCCCTCGGACACTCCGGGGAGCACGGCGAGCGCCTTCGTCATGGCGTCGTCGAACTTCATGAAGCCGCGAACGGACTTCGTGCCGATGATGGCCAGCGGCGCAGTCACCGCCGCCGTCATCTTGATCCCGGCGGACCGGAGGCCGCTGGAGAACTTCGAAAACTTCGCCTCGAACCGGTCAAGGGTGCCTTCGGCGTTCTTGAATCCCCGTTCGAAATCCTGCGTTTGGGACTCGAGCCTTGCGTATACGCTTCCGAGGTCAAGTGCCATAGTGGATCACCTCCGCTTCAGCTCTTTCGAACGCCGGATGATGTCGGACTCGCCCAGGGCACCCGGCTTCTTTGCCGCCCGGCGGGTGTCCTCGTTGCATATCTCTATGAACGCGAGCCATTCGTAGAACTCCTGGATGCTCATGGCTTCGACGACGGCCTTGGGAACCTTCAGGTGATTCGCGATTACGAAGGTGTTCCAGAGGTCGACGTCTTCCCGGAGTTTCCCCGGGATTTTTCCTTCGACTCGTTCGCCAAGTCGCCAACCGCATCCGTCAGCCGGTCAAGCCAACCGCACGGAGCGGGAAGTTCCGCCAGCCGCCCGTAGTCGGCGTCCGAGAAGACCCGCTTCGTCGTGCCCGGTTCCATCGTGCATCTGACGACGAGCCGGATGAGGTAGTCCATCGGATTGAAGTGCACCTTGCCGTCGGGCCCTTCATCGCGGAGCCTGGCCTCGGAGGCCGACGTGTTCCGGTCGGCGACGGTCGGTTGGAGGATGTCCACCTTCCCAAGCTCGCCGCCAAGATCCACGACGGTTCGCCGCCGCTCGGAGGGGTTCCCGAGAAGCATCGCCCTGAGTTGTCCACCTTTGCTTGTCATTTCCTGATTCCCCCTGGGTAGAGGGCGGCCGTCTTCGGCCGCGACCCTGTGTGTTGACACGGAACCGCTCCGTGTGTGCGATTACAGTCCTCCCGCCGACGCCAGTTCACAGCCGAATTCGACGTTCCCCTCAACGCCTGCGCGGAGGGAGATGTCGGTGACGAATGCGCTGGCGATCAGACCGCTCTCGGACGAATCCGCATGCCCGTCCGGGTAATAGGCAACCGTGATGTTGGCACGGTCCATGAACGAGTTGAGCAGGTCGACGATGGCATCCGGCATGTCGGGCGGATTCGTACTGCTCGAGGTGACGAGGCTCGAGCCGCCGCCGGTCGTCCAGACAAACGGGACCGAGCTGTCGGCGAGCGGAACATGGAGCCCGAAGTTGAGTTCCTCCTCCTCGGGCGAGCCAACGTCCCCGTTCCAAGCGATGCCGAGGTAGACAAAGTCGCCGACGGCGACCGCCTCGTTCATCCCGTCCGGGGTGATGCTGATCGTCACCGGCGTCCGTGCTTGCAGCGCGGTCAGCGCCGCCTTGCTTGCGTAGAACTTCGGGACGCGGATCGAGACGGTGCGCAGACCGCAACGCTGGATCGCCCAGCCGTTGTTCGCCTGAACCGCAGGGAGGGTGGAGACATCCACCGCTTCCGCCGTCTGCGTCAGCTCGAAGCTCCTCGCCGCGATCTCCGACCCGGCCAGCCGGATCTTCGCATTGTATCCGGCGACGCCCTTGTGGAAGCACCGGCAGGAGATGCCGAACTTCAGAAGACCGGGCCAGCTACTCTTCCAGCTCTGGCCGAGGATGGTGTCGTCGATTTGCTCCGCGTCGGCCGTCAGTTCCGCCCCGGGGCTCGGGAGTGTGTTCCACGAGCCGTTGTACTTGATCCGTACGATTTTGTCCGCCATTTCACAGGCCTCCTTTGCGTTGTGTGTCTTTCCTACTGCCGCCACGCGAGGAGGTTCACTGTGAACAGCTCCCGTCGCGCCTCATCTTGCTCCAGGTACGCTATCGCCCCGGTTTGGGTCACGTGCCAGTACAGGGAACCTCCTTCGTTGAATGCGGCCTTTGGGTCCAGGCAGTCCGTGATCGCCTTCGCCTTCGCATACGCTTCGGTGTAGGTGCGCCCGCGCACCAGGATCTGGCACCGGTCCCGCATGACGCTCGTGCCGTCCATCAGATGCACCGTCTCCGGCCCGCCGGAGTCGCGGAGTCTGACGGCGCGGTCCGGGGTGTTCGGCATGTTCCCGATGAACGCGGCCCAGTCGGCGGTCGGCGAGGTCGCCGCGTCCTTGATGCCGGTCGTCGCATCCTTGACAAGAACGGACTTCAGGTCAACGGCGAGCGTGTTCATACTGCGGCCCTCCTGCGGATCCGGTCAAGCACCTCGGGACCCTTCTGATCGATGGCCTTCTCGAGGAACTTCCATTCGCCAACTTCGCTGTGCGGTTGACCCAGCGTCCCGGAGCGCGGATTCTCGTGAACGACGTGGGCATAGATCGCGGTGAAGCCGATCTCGACGCAGGGCGCACCGGTCATGCCCTTGTATGGTGTCGTGTATGCCGAGGCCCGCAGGTTGCCGGTGACTATGGGGCACTTCTCCTGCGCCGCCGCCTGGATGATGAGACCGCCTTCCATGACACCGATTCCGGTCCGGTGATTGATGGAGGCAATGGCGAGCCGGAGACGTTTCCTGACGCCCTGGAGCCCGTGGAGATATTCCGGATTGTGCGCGGCCTTCGCCATCACTTCATCCTCTCCATTTGCCTCTCGATGCGGGTCAGTATCTCGTTCGTGGTCCGCTGTTCCCCGGCCAGGCGCTCCTGCTCCCTCGCCAGCAGGGAGAGGTCCTCGAGCGCACGCAACTCGGACGCCGCCGCCGAGCGCCGGACGCCGTCAAACTCCTTCGCCAAGTCGGCCATTGTGCGGTTGAACACGTCGCATGTCACCCGGCGCTCGACCTTGCGCTCAATGCCGGAGACGCGTGCATCCGCCTCCCATTGGAACCGGAGTCCCGCCAACGCAACGGTGATCAGCGCGAGCATCAAGGTGAGGAGGGCCCCGGTCAACTTGACATTCACCCTTGCCGTGGGGCACGGGCGCTCCAGCAGTATGGGGTTCCCGGCTTCATCTTCTGCCCGAAATCTGTCTGTCGCCATCGTCCTTCTCCTTATGCGAAAAACGCTCGCCAGAATGAGCGACGCCCAGGCACGTCCGACGCCTGGGAGACCGCCGCCACTTCGAATGACCCGTCGATGTACGGGCCTTCGGAAGACGAGTCCAGGGAGGCCAGTGTCGCCCGGCGCAGGCGGTCCCCGGCGGACACCTGGCGGCCGAGGAGAACGGTTGCCCGCGATACGCGGATCTCGCCGCTCCCGGCATCCCTGAATTGCCGCTGGGACATATCCCAACGGCACCGAACCTGAACCGGGGCGGCGAAGGTCCGGTGCCCGAACCCATCGCTCGCACCCGCCGTCCAGAGAACGGCGCTGTGTGGAAGTTTCCGGTTCTTGTTCATAGTTCCGTCACCGTCTTGTTCAGGACGTTGAACGCCGTCACCTGCGCCCGGGGCCGCCCCGTCTCGGCAAGCCGCCCCGTCGGGTCGAGCGCCAGCGCCTGCTGACCATAATCAGTCGCCGCCAGACCGGACCCGACCTTCAGTGCGTACGTGTCCGTAGCCTCGCCGATTCTTTCCTGCGTGGTGCGCCGCCGTTTCAGCGAGGTGAAGTGCGCCGCGACCAACCTCTCGATTTCGGTCAGCAAATCCTCGCCGAGGCCCTGGCCGCCCAGCCGCTGTTCGACGAAGAGATGCGCCATCGAGATAAACGGCGCAAGCGAGAAGCCGATGGCGCTGGAGGAATCCTCCAGGATTGCCTTGACATCCGCATCGGTCACCCGTGGTGTGCTCATTTCGCAACCTCCATAGTGCTCGAATCATAGTGCCAGAGGGTGGGGTCGAGGAACCGACGGACCGCCCCGGGACGCCACCCGAGCCCGAGCCATTTGACAACGGATTCGACCTCGTCGAAATCGCCGCCGATGAACTTGCACGGCCAGACCTCGCGGATGTGCCGAACGCCGCCGCCGGTCATCTCCAAGAACCGATCCTCGTGGTACCGAACCCACTCAACCCAGGACTCCACCGTGTGCCGTTTGCGCATGAACCCCGTGCGCATGCAAGACCTCGCGATGTCGCTGGCATCCCGCCGGACGAGAACCCAGCGCGCATCGGGGAAGGCTTCCGCCCATTGCGTCCAGATGAGACAGAGCTTGGCACCCTTGAAGAACCACGGCCTGTCCCGGTCAAGCCCCTGCGCCGCCATGATGGCTAGAACCGATTTCTTCAGGTCTCCTGCAACGGCGCTCTTCACACGGGTGAGGTTGGGAAGCGGATCCTGCCCGAGCGGGTCGGCACCGAGGGACTTCAGGAACGGTTTGATGATGCCGTTCCGGATGGCCGTGTTCTCGTACTGCCCCCGCTGGTTCGCGTCGGTCGGACCGCAGGTCTGGCCACCCTTCTATTCCCAGCATCGCTTGAGCCACTCCTCTTTTACCTCGTGCGGTCTTGGGTGCCCGTGGCAGGAGACGATGGCGGCACCATCCGGCGCGGTCCCCGTCCCCTTGCAGTGATGCTTGTAACTGAGCACGGCACCGGGCAGGAGCCGTTGCCAGTAATCGATTTCGGCGGGAGCCAGGAGCTTCCGATAGACATACCTCTCCCGGCCACCCTCGGAGATGATGGTTTCGAACCGCACGGGGTCCGCCGCGAATGCACGCCATAGCTCCGTGCCCGGCTCCCACCCGGCGCGGAACCCGAGCATGTCGCCGCCGGATAGCCAGAGCCCCCGGCGCATCCCGACGAACCACGCCCGCGTGATCAGCCTGGAGCCGTCAATGACGGCCACAAACGGGTCCAGTGGCCCGATGATGATCGAGTCCAGGTCAAGCACTAGGACCGGCCCCTCAAGCCGCAGGTCGGGGTCGTATGCCGTCAGTTTCGGCAAGCAACCCAGCCAAGACGGCGGCGATATCTCCAGGACCCGGATGGCTTCGCAGGTGCCGCCAAGCCCCGCCGTCAGCAGACCGCCGGCCAACTCGACCACGAGATATCGGGGCGAGATGCCTGCGCCGCAGTCGCGGCATCGGCCGCGGAGCAGCAGGAAGCTGACGATG